ATAGGAAAGTATGCATTCATCTCATAACAAGGCAACCCGTCCCCTCTATAATGTTATGTAAAGCTGAGGTTATGTCAAGTTAGCTGACAGTATCCACTTATGTAAAGTTGACCCTCAGCAACATTATGTCAACCACAACAGCAGAGCGGGCAGTAGAACATTTGTTCTATTGTTACATTTTAGGGTTAGCACACTTGTTCTATTGACAGATACTCAACCCTGTGTTATACTATCCCTAGACAAGTGTAGCATTGTAATTTAATAACTGAATAGGAGAGCGTATGAATTATACTTATGACAACCTGCGAAGTATGCTGGCTGACATCAAAGTCAGTAAGACACATATGAATAGAGTTCTAATCCCAACCCTAGCTAAAAAACTGATAGCTGAGGGCCACATTGTTAAGCATACACGGGATTATACAGAACGCAATAAACGATATATACACTAACCCGTTGAGATTGCCCGCTAGAAGCTACAGTTTAGCGGGTTTTTCTTTGCTCATTTTTATAGGGTTATGTCAACTTGCCCGCTTGCTATACAGGGTTGTAAGATAATGCGGGATACATAGCATAATGTAGTATATCGTAGCATATCGCAGGTAATCAATCACTACTCCCGTTCATTGACAACCCTTGCACTTGACAATTGTTGTGCCTGATGATATACTGTAGATAGTAAAGAATGATAAAGGAGTAAATATGAGGGTTGTAAAGAGCTAGATTGACTAGCAGTCCAGTTGTGAAGCAATAGGTACTCTCACTGAGTATGATATCCTGAAAGGACAGGATACGCTAGAACTGAACTAGCAGTAGGGTTTGAACCTTAACTATTGCCAAGCTAATTGAAAAAGTGTTTGCTACCTCTAAGGACTAAATAAGTTTTAGAGGGGTAATATGAACATCAAGACCTTGAGCGACCTGGACGGGTTAGAGCTATACAGTGAGGATGGACACATATTAAGGTTTCTGTTCGAGAATGATACCTGTATAGCTATTGACCTGCTGGACACAAGCCAGGTAGATGAACTTGAGCCAAGTCTACCAAAAACTATCGGTACGTGGTTTATCAACGATTATCTAGGCAATCAAGAATCCAATAGGTAGGGCTTGTATAGCCCTTAGAGGTAGCAAGCGAAAGTTTGTCATCCTCAAGGAACGATTAAACTTTGAGGAGAGTACGAGATGGCGGGTGCTGAAACAGTCCGTAACAAGTGGAAAGAACAACTGGCAATAGCTATTGAAAACAAGGACTATGCAAGTATTGCCAGGATAGCTGGATTGATAGCTTTTATGGACAAAAGAACGGAGCGTTAATTGCTCCTTGAGGGTGACAAGCGAAGTTGTGAAGTGGTAACGTCATAACTAAATACCATTGATTGGATCAAAATAAAATATAAAGGAAGGTATTTAGAATATGGCAGACATCAAAGAACTTCAGGTAAAAATGGCAGAAGCCATCGCCAACAATGATGTGGTGGCTATGGAAGCTATCGCTGGTGAGATAACCAAGGGCAAAAGCGACCGACACAAGCAAGAGGTAGAGGCACAACGCAAGGAAGCCGAAGCTATGGCTGGGGATAGGGAGAAGCTGGCGGTTGAGTTATGGGCATACACGGTCAAAATGCCTGGACTCAAGGACAAATTAACCGCTCTCAAGGCTACAGGATTCACATTTAGCCTGGATAATGCGGAAACGCAGTACAAATCCGTAGCGTTGAAAGTACCAGCAGTTGGCAAAGCCAAGGCATCAGGCGGGAATGGTGGCGGCGCTGGCAAGACTAAGGATGAATTTGGAATGAGCCTGCAAGAGGTATATGACAAGTTCAAAACCGACGAGGATGAGGTCAAGCTAGCCGAGGCACAAGTCAAGGATGAGGAGGCTTCAGCTAAACTCGGAAAGACCACAAACTCCAATGCCTGGCGGGTTAAAAACGAGGTCAAGAAGAGGGTTATTGCCAGTGGTGAACTAACACCAGCCAAATAAGGCAAACATAATGAGAGGATAGGGCTAGTTACCACCCTATCCAACCTATAAGAGGATACACATCTTTAGGGTCGGGCATCTAGTAATACCAAGGTGTGGTGACATAGGTATACTGTATGGCACCTCAACCAGATAGGTATACACGGGAAAGCATGCACATTAGGTTAAATTGCTCCTCAAGATGCCCAACACTAAAGGTATGTATCCTTTTATTTCGTGCTTGGAAGGTTGCAATCCTTAGTATCAAGGTATGGAAGGCATTAGGACATAAGAGGACAATGGATGGACATAGTTTATCCACTTTACATAATGTTGTAGCTGAGTGTTGGTCGTTATGTAAATCAGAACTGATGTTCTATTGACAAAAGCAATACCTTGTGATATAATTAGGTATGATGATAATAGAGGAGGATAAAATGTGGATAAGATATGCAAAGGCTCATTATAGTGGTTACTATATAACCAGGATACATAACCCTAAAATGGTATGTGTATCAGTAGGTTATCATAGAGTATTCTTAGGAATATAGTTTGATGTTTCCCTCCAGCTCATCAGCTATACGGATAGTAAGTAGCTTCTATATCCCGAGTTGGTGGGCTGGAAGGAAGTATTAAAGAAAGGAATAATGATACCTGCCAGTTATGTCTGCTGCTATAATTACGGTAAGTCCGTCTGAGGAAAGACAGTGAAAATGAGCTGGTAGGTAAGAAAGGAGGTAACCTCATGATAGGTAGAAAGACCACCATCACTTGGCAGGAGCTCCACCGCATACTCGTACAGGCTGGACTACTGCACCATGATGAGGAAGTCAATCAGGTAACATTGACCAAGCCTAGGACTATCCTTATATATTCAATAGATAAGGAAAAATAAAATAAGGAGAGGATAATGATTGTATATAAGAAGGTATCATATGGAAGGTATAATCAGGATAGACTATACTCAGCCTTTATCAATGGTAAATACCAACTGGAGTATAAACCAGGAGAGTGGACTACCCCAACAGTGGGAAAGATATTTGCCTTTGACAACCTTAACCATGCCAACCTGTTCCGTTTAGGTAACGAGACCTGGACAGCAGAGGCAGAAGATGTTGAGGAGTTCCATCCACCAGTATTCTCAGGGCATATACCCACAATAGAGAAATACATCAAGTCCTATTGGAAAAAGAAGTTCCACATACTGCTTAGGCATGGTGCAGGATTTCTAACCGTAGAACCTGTAGGCTCGGTGGTATGCTCAAGGATTAAACTATTGGAGAAGGTATGTTGAACATAAAACAACTGGATAAACTAATAGCATCCATACCCATCAGCAAACAGCACAGGATACAAGGTGCAGAGTTGGTGAGGTTGATAAAGGAGCAAACATGAAAGGTAAACACAGTTGCGGTAAATGCAAGACCAAACATAGTTATCAGGACTTATACCTATTCACCAGGTCAGGTGTATCAACCAGATTATGTAAGGATTGCCTAGACTACATGAAGAAGGTATCTAACAATGGAGATAATCACAGCCACCTGTATATGTGCAGTCCTGTTATGGGGCTGGTACCTATACCTAGGCAAAGATTTAGAATAGAAAGGAGTACAACAATGGTTTATGCTAAAAAGACCTTAGTCACCGACCCTCGCTTCACAGGTCGCATCCAGACCATAGCCTCCCTACCTGACAATGGTGACCTAGAAAAGGCTCTGTCAGGAGATTTCTCCGAAGCTACCATAGTAAGCCAAACCAGGATACCAGACATTCTAGTCCTGTGTAATGGATGCAACCGCAACATATCTGAGATGGATAATGACATCATACCATATGGCTATCTAATCTATTTAGGTAAGCGTGAGTTGAAGGCAGATAGACCTTATGACATCTATTGCCCATCATGTACCAAACAATACTTCCCTAAAGCGGAGGTAATATAATGATTAAAAGGAGTACAATAATGGATGAAGTAACCGCAATCAAGGAATGTAAAAAACTATGGTTAGAGATTGTGGAATCAGCCATGACTAAGGAAGAGTTCCTAAACAGTACGTCTGGTAGGAAGTGGACTAACAAAAGATATAGCTTTGACTGTCCACTATGTGCAATATCCTACAGCCATGGAGTTGACCTCAGATGCCCTACCTGTCCATTAGTAAAGCAGTATGGTAAAGGATGCTATGAGCTAGGGTATGTGGATGACTATATGCCAAGTCCTAAATGGCTGAAAGCTATCGGAAATCTGGAGGTACAAGATGCCTGAGAGTATAAATAGGGATTCAAGCTGGACATTACCAGCCACACCAAAACAATCCAGAGCCATAGCACACCTCACAGCCGAGCTTGGATATCAGGAGCCACGCACCTCACTCAATAGGATGGAAGCTCGCAATATGATTAGAGGATTCATTGAGGAGAGGAAGCGTAGGCAGGCTGACTCCAAACGAGGTAGTTCTGAGGCTAGGAAGCATTACGAATAAGGAAGTCTATACTATATACTGTATAATACTATATAGTAATAGAACAGAATAGAACAGGAGAGGAGAAGGACAATGGCAGAACCAACAAAGAAGTCACCGGAGATGGAAAAGTTAATAGATGCCTTCAACCCATCAGGTAGGAAGAGGGTAGACTCTATCAGAGAAAATATATGTACCTGGTGTGGTAAACCAGCCACTGAATTTATTGATTCCATATCATCTGATGAGTATGCCATATCAGGTATGTGTCAAACATGCCAAGATAAAACATTTAGTGAGGAATAATAATCAATACACAACTATACTATACTACTCTTTAATTATATAGTATTATACAGTAAAGAGTATAGAAAGGAGAAGGACAATGTTTAGTAAATCAAAGGCAATCAGAGCCAGAAAGTGTAATACCTGTCATAATGAGATAGAGATTGGAGAATGGCATGGTAGATACCAGTCTAACCATTCTACATCACCAAGGAACATATGTTGGTATTGTATGAACAGGATTGCTAAGGAATTGGAGGCACTCAATGAGCAAGTTCATGTCTAATACCTTCTACTATTCAGGAGATTGGCTCCTATACTACCGAGAAATGGGTCATGCCACTACTCTATACGCTGGTGCTAAGTCCACTGATATAGAATGTCCTGAATGTGGGTGTCCAGAGTCGGTGCAATTACCCATATATGATAGGAACTATCCATTGAGGAATTATTGTCCCGAATGTGGTTTACTGTGGATGTTCTTCATAGCTAAATGTCCTGAATGTGGAATGTTTCTGTGGAAGACTGATTGCCCTGATGGGTATGTTACATGTGCTGGAACACAAAAATGTGGCTCTATATGGGAGGAGGACATGATTAAGGAAATGTATGAGAAAGGAGAGAATGAATATGTATGATTGTGGAGTATGCGTGATAAGGGACATCTGCGATAATGTCGGGGATGAGGATGATGCCTGTGAACACAAATTCAGGTTAGACTTCGAGGAATACTACTGTGTGCTGAGGTGTGGGTATTACAACGGTGACCATTGTGGATTACAGTCCTGTAATTGTGCCACTGACATATTCAACCATAAAACACCTAGAAGGTATCAGCACCGTGATGAGGTAATGAGGCTAATAAAGAGTGTCACAAGTGATTGGCAGAAAGGCAACATGTGATTAGATATATTACCGTAATAGGATTTATATGGTTAATAATACTCTGTGTATATATGGTGGCAATAAAAGGAGGATAAAATGGAAGAATCAGAATTTGGGAAAGGTTTAGTAATATGTTTGGTAAAGTTTGCCGAACATAGGTACAGATGTAGAGAACAGAAGGAATCATACGAGAGGATGGTAAAAAGGAGTCCTGAGTTATATAACATGTCAGATGCAGTGAAAATGCACTTCAATGGAGCATCAGACCATTTATACGAGATTGAGGTGCCTGATAGGTGGAAAGGTACTGAGCTTGGTAAAAAGGTGGTAGAACTACAGGATTTAGGTCTTGAAGTAGGTCACGGCTTTAAGGAAAAAAAGTGGACTGAGGATGACGTTAATAAGGCTTACGGACTATGCCAAGAAATAGCAGTCCTTATTGATAAGGAATTAGGACTTGAGCCACAGATAGGGCAATGGTAAATGGCTAAGATTTCACCAAAGGAAAGGATACTAAAAGAAAGAGGGTTGACTCAGGTTCAGACCTCCACCCGTAAGAGTAGGAAGTTTGTACCTAAAGTGCCAACTAATTCTGCTCTGCCTAAAACCACGCTGATGAAGTACCTTGAGAATAAGTATGGTGTGGCTATAGAACAGGTACTCACCTCAGCCTCATTATCAGTGGTGGCTAAGAGGCTTGGCAATGAGGTGGATGAAACCACCATCAGTAAGTGGATAAAGAAACTCAAACTCAGGTATACAAAGGACAACTTACCTACCTGTAATGGTTGTGTAAGGAGAGGTCCAGCCTGTGAGGGTGGGATATGTCTAGTACTCATAGAGTTGGAGAGGTATGAACTAGTACCTATTAAAAAAGAGGAGATGTTGAATGGATGACATAGATAAATGCTTTACGGAAGACTGTGGTTATTGGTGGTATAATAATTGTTGTGATAAAAATTGTCTTGCGTATAAGGAAAGAGAGTTAAAAGGATTACCTCTTAGCCTCAAGGATAAAAGGCAGGAGGAGGAAATGATAAATGGATAAAGAACAGGAAGAATTACAGGAATTTTGGGAGAAGTGTGGTGTTAGACCGCAGATAAAAATAGCCAATGTAAAATACCACTCAGGTATGGCATTAGATGGTAGTGGTGATATGGAGGATGTTTATCCCGAAATCACCCTAGACAACCTCTTTAGGTATGCTCTTTTACCATTATTGGATAAAGACATAGATGCTTGTTATACCGTGATAACAGTGTGGTTTCAGGCTCTGAGAATGTATAGGGAAGACCCTGCCCAAGCACTCTACCAAGCATTAAGAAAGGTGTTATGTTATGGCTAATTTCCCGACACCAGAATCTCTCCCAGATTTTTTGGCTTGGAAGCCTCCATATGTCCAGCAACTTATAAGTCATAGGCTCCTTGTACCTCAAGGTAAGATAGAGATATTTGGTCCATACAAATCGTGGAAGTCCATGACCGCCATAGACTTAGCCTTTTCCCTCTCAACAGGTACACCATGGTTAGGTATGAACACCCATATGTCCACAGTGTTAGTGGTACAGCTGGAGATTCCTAAATTTGCCTACCAAGATAGGATAAGAAAGTATGCTTTAGGGAATCATAGCAATCCATCCACCAATCTCTACCTACAAACTATACGCAACCTGAAACTGGATAAAGGCTGGGGCAAAGAACTTATGTATCAGTGGATAACAATGTCCCAGGCACAAGTTATCATTATAGACCCGTTATATAAGGTAATATCAGGTCGCCTCACCGATGAGTGGGATATGAGACAATTCACTGATTCTATGGATGAGGTAATAGACAAGACAGGAGTTAGTGTGGTGATTATCCATCATGAAGGCAAGGAGATGGTAATAGAAGGAGAGAAATACGATAGAGGTGCTGATGCCTCATTCGGGTCAGCTGTATTAGGTTGGTGGATAGACAGCTCCATTCAACTTAGAGCTGAGTTTGAGGGTAGCAACAATATCAATGTGAGGTTCCCTCTCCTTCGCTTATCAGAGGACGACATCAAGCCAATGAAGGTTAATATAAACAGGAGTAATTTGGTATTTACAAAAATGGAACAGGAGGAGACCAATGACATATACATCCAACTCCCAAATATGCCAACATTACCAATCAACCCTAATGTTTGACTATGACCATGATGAGGTGTATGATGGACCAGGTGTGTGTAAGGAAACTGGTATGGTGTGTGTAGTGGATATGGGTGAGGTATGTGCTGTCCTTGCTGACATTATGTCAACTTTACATAACTAGACTTGACAAGTGTACTACCTGTATGCTATGATATATATGTACTGAATGAATTTCAATGGAGGAGGTATGAATGAAAACATAGTTGTGGAAGACCGGCATATTATGGTTCCTCTTAGCGATGAGGAATTCAAGGATGCTAAAATCCTAGCCCTTGATGTCGGTTCGCTCAAACGGTGGGTAAGACAGGCTATAGTGGAAAAAATAAATAAAGATAAGGAGAATTAAATGGCAGATGAAATCGCATTAACCCCGGACCAGGTAATGGAACAACTTAAAACAAGAGGATTCACAACTGGCAACTTCGGCACCCCATTGAGGCATTTTAGAGGTGTACTGGACTCCATCACCGGTGCTATGGTGCAGAGAGGACAAATGGCACAGGCCAGGTTAGAGGTGACTTACCACTTCTCCAAAATAGAGGTGTTCTCATCCATTGAGCCTTATCCTACCAATGTTGGTGAGATATCCCTACTCCACTCCAACACAGTAAGGAGTAATATGGGAGTGTTGGGGAAATCAATGGACAAAATACTCAATGCTGGAGTGGATGAAAATGCCGGCCAGGATAAAGTCAGCAACCAAGATGCACTTATCGGGAAGGTGCAAGAATGGAAGATGACCTCTGGGCATATGTTCCCGTATAGGGATGATGCTACTGGATTATGGGGTGAAAGACCGAATGATGCCTGGGAAGTGCAGTATGTGGAAGGTATCGGAGGCACTCCTCATTCAGGTGCTGGAGAGGCTGCACCGGCTACTCCTGCTGTGGCTGCCGTACCTAAGGCAGGTAGCGTAACACCAATGCAACAGGCTTTGAACCTGCTCAATGGTAAGACAGCCCAGGAATGGAACAATGTGGTGTTTCAGGATCCGATAATCAAAGGTGACCCTCAGCTAACCAACTCTATTATCCAGGGTACATTCTTATCGGGATTGGTGGCGGCAGGTACAGTTACAGTGGATGCTGATGGTAGGCATACAGTAGTTTAACAGCAGGCACTAGCTGGCAAAGGTTAAAGGGGTACAGGGTTGGTGGGAAACTTCAACAGTGATACCAGCCCTGACCCCGATAACCAGAAAGGAGGTAAAGTGAAACTATATAATAAGGCAACAATAATATCCATAATAACCATATTAATATCTGGTACCATAGCTTTCCTACTATTACAATTATGGAGAGCAATATGGAAACTCAGTAACATTATGACCTATCCATTAGCACTACTAATATTTGGAGTCACCTGTGTGTCATCCATTATTGTTGTAGTGGTGATAGGAATAATATTATTAAGAAGGAGAAAGTAAAATGTTGGAATGGTTCAGGTGTCCGGATAAGAAGGTATGCACAGTCAAGGAGTGTCTTGCCAAATGTAGGATGGATGATAGGTGCCAGCCTATACCATACCTACACCTAGCCGCATCGGAGAGGGAATGGACAGGTACTCCATCAACTACCCAACTACTCAATGGTACTATGCAGTCTTTCCTAAAGATTACTCAGCCTTATGTCATAGACCCTGATGATATGGCATTTGCGATTCATGGTACTAAAAGCCACGAACAGCTGGAGGTAATGGCTAAGGAGTTAGGGCTACCATCTGAACTCTCAGCCACACATGACGGCAGAAATGTAGTGGACTTGATTGAGGTCGAGGATGGACTTGTTACCCTCACTGACTACAAAACATGGGGTAGCTACAAGGTCATGACCACATTAGGTATTGTAATGGCTGGGAAGAAGCCTAACCCTAATGGAGAGAAGTATGCAAAGTCTGGTGCGTGGGGTAAAGCCGGTACTCCAAAGATGGTCAATGACTTCAAGCTGGACCCTAGCCAGGCTGGTAATAGAGAGGCAGAACTACAACTTAATAGGTATAGACTTATGCTGGAGGATGCCGGTATCAAAGTGGATAAGATGAGAGTCCATGCTATTGTGAGGGATGGTGGGCTGGCAGTAGCTTCTAGCAGAGGTATTGAGCGTAAGACCTATCTCATACCCATCAAGATGTTGGATGATAATGAGGTAAGAGATTACTTTGAAGGTAAGGAGTCAGAACTGGCTCAGGCATTGGCTCTTGGTGGATGGGATATACCGTGTAATGAGGAGGAGAATTGGGGAGGCACTAGATGTAAGGATTATTGTGAGGTAGCGAGGAACTGTCCGAAAGGAGTGTTGTATGCAGGAGCTTAAAGAAGCGGTAATAGTTTGTGCCAGAGCTAAAGTAGCTTGGCTAGAGGCTTGGATAGAACTACAAATAAGAATAGCAGAGGAGATAGGCAAATGATACTAACTGAATTGCAGGCAGCCTACACAGCTGGATTGGTAGATGGTGAAGGCTGCATACAAATAAGTAGGAGATAAAGGAAAGAGGTAAGTTCTATCCAATACACTCTTGAGGTTACAATTACCAATACAGATATAAGGATGATAAATTACCTGCTAGACAATGTAGGTGGTGGTGCCATTGAGGACAACAGAGCAAGGCTTAGAGTACCATGCTATAGTTTTGTGCTTACTGGAAAATTAGCTAAGGAACTATTAATACAGGTAAGGGAATACCTCACAAGTAAAACAGAAGAGGCTGACCTTGGCATACTGTTTCAGGATTTAAGGTCAAATGGCCAAGGTGTTAGATACACTGATGAACAAAATGAAATGTTTGAGGATTTATACCATCTTATGAGAAGCCTTAAATCAAAAGGAGGAAAATAAAATTATTATTGGAGCTTGGGGAGAGGATAAATGTTGCAAAACTACCTTTGCTTTGTCATTCCCAAAGCCTATGGTGTTTATGGAATTCGACATAGGTGGGTTTGACCGAGCCATATACAGGTATCAGAAGGACTTTGATGATGGTCGCATCATATATGAGGACTATCCAATGCCTATGACATTCGGCAAGTTTGACCCATCAAAGTTGTCCATTACACCTAGTCCTATAATAGTAGGTATGAAGGAACTATTCTACAAGTGGGCAGCAAAGTACATCGAACACCTGCAAGACCCTAACATAGCCACCATTGTGATAGATACCGCCACTTTACTCCACTCCATCAATGCCGACTGTTACCTTCAAGAGTTGCAGGAGAAGCAGATGCCGCTATTGCCTAATGGATTGGGTAAAGATGGCAAGAAATTAAGGGAGCAGCTTATCCAGATTGAGTATCGGGAGCCTAACAACAGGATGAGAGGTATCCTATACAATGCCAAGTCCTCCAGAAAACATTTGGTACTGGTCCATCATGCAAGGGATGAATATGGACTTGTCAAGCAGAGGGATGGTGGTGTAGCCAATGGTCCAACAGGTAAGAGGGAGAGGGCAGGGTTCACTACTCTTGGGGATAGTGCTGATGTGATTATCCACAACTATTGGGACAAAGAGAAGGGTAAGCCAATGGGTATAGTGGAGCTAGCCGAGGTCAAGATGATGGAAGGTATGACCTTTGAAGAACCTGACTATGAGAAGATGGTAGGGTTTATAAAATTTCAGAAAGGGTTGGTAACCCAACAATGAGCATAAAATATATAAAGGTACCATCATATGACCTATACTCTGATATGGCATATAAATATAAAAATGGAGAACTACGCATTCCAGAGCATAGGTATATTATGGCACAGCATTTAAGAAGGTGTTTAACCAGTGATGAGGTAGTACACCATAAGAATGGTGATGATAGTGATAATCGTTTATCCAACTTATTACTAACGGATAAGTCCAACCATAGCAAAATACATAGGAAACTATATAGTGATAGGATTGCAAGGTGGCAAGCTCGCAGAGCTAAGAGTGTAGTTAACGCAGAGCTAGCTAGAAATAAGCTCTTGAGTGATTCTACATAGAGCTAAAATCAGCATTACAGAGCGTGTCAAGATAGCTCTGGCAAGCATAGGCTAGTCATAAGAATTTGATAGATAGAGAGGAGAAATAAATGTATAGACCTAAAGGATGGGAGAACCAATACCAAAGGAACATTAACGATTGGGGAACTATCATAGACCCTAGACATGATGCCTTTGAAGCTGGTGCTGATGCCATGCTTGAGGCACTAATTGATAGGGCACAATATATCAACAAACAGGTTTATAGAACTTCTGGCTGGACAGTGTTTATACCTGAGGTAGAAGAATGACAATACTACTGGATGTCTTTGAGCCAGAGCAAATTGAAAACCTCATAGCTCAGTCGGTGCCTGTATCCAGAATGTCCCTCAACCATGGACCACAAGGTATAGCCGACTATATGTGGTTTGCTGTGGATGGTCACCGCATACAGGTGGAGAGAAAACAAGTGGATGAGATACTATCTGGTATGGACCATGTGGAAGAGCAGTTAGGTAGGGAGCTACAGAATGGGATTGAGGAGACAATCCTGCTCATAGAGGGAGTATGTGAACCTATAGCTGGACTCAAGATGGCTACACAGACTTGGCACCAGAATAAAGGTGCTAAGAAGGTGATGGTACCAGGCAGAGCTTATAATGTGTCTTATACAGGTCTACAGGCTTGGAA